AAGAACTCAACCACGGGCTGTTCACGAATAAACAGCTGTGCGCCCAAATCCCAGTCACCAACAACAAATGTAGCTCGTGGCATTGCAGTAGTTTTATACACTGGCACACCAGCGACATATAACTGACCGTTCTGGATAACAACAAGAGCCAGCGGCAAATCGTATTCACCACTACCGGCAGCCTTATTGAGCGCAATCTCATAATATGCAGCAGGATGCAGCACTACGCCGGTTGCATAGTAATCAGCACTTTCAAGCTGAGAAATAGCGTGAACAATACGCTCAACGTTCGGGCCAGTATTATCATTCAGCGCAGTGGCTACTGTCAGAATACCTTCCAGATTTGAGCCAGTACCATCTCCGGAGAGAATTTGCGCGTCTTCTACCTTCAAATACATTTCCATCAGACGCATCTGTAAATAGCTGCGAAGCGCCTGCATATCATCCAGCATTTTCCTGGAAATACGAAGCCAGCCAGCAATATACTGTGCAGTAGCTTGTCTTTCAGAAAAAAGCGGCTGAATCTGTGGTTTAGCCGCACCCTCTGCAACAGTAGTCAAATCACCTGTTACAGATTCTTCGCGCACATAATCAACGCTGGAATTAGTCATGGTTCCCAGGTTGATGATGTCACGCATATGTACGCGGCGATTAGGCAGCGTCCTGATGCCCGGGAGAACGGTTGTAAAATATGCTCCTGGATCAGTTACAGAGTTGGCAATTGTCATATCCGCTGCAGCCTTCATATTGGTAAGCTGGAATACCTTACCTTTTGAAGAAGATTTGAAACGGGTAATTTCAGACCAATCCTTTTCCAGGCCCTCCGCCAATAGCGTAGCAAAACCTTTTTGTTCTTCTTTGCTCAGCTCCTTGCCTTTAATCTGGCGTTCAAGCTGCTCAGAGTACTCATTCATGGTTTTAAACTTCGCCTCAAACTTGTCCTCTAGCTCTTTCAGAGCACCCGGAGTAGCGTAGTCAGTACGGATAAGTTCTTTTACTGCCGCCAAGGCTTCATCCTGCGATTTTTTATGCTTTGCCACGGTGTCAATCACCATATCAAAGTCCTGTTTTGTTAAAACGTCTGACATATAAAATAATTACAATGTTGTTAATAATTTGATTTTCATCCTTGCATATTCAGCACTGACTCCTTTTTCGGACGGCTCCGGTGTTTCCTTTATAGGATCGGCGGGAGTGTCAGACGTTTCGGAAACCGCCTGAATTAATTGCTTCATCTTTATTTCAAGTAAAGAAAATGTCTCATCTGTGTATTTAGCTGACCGGAAAGACTTAATGGTCAGTTCAATTTCCTTTTGTAGTTGGTCTTTGGAGTAGTCCTTTAGGAGGGACTTTATATCAACTACAGTCGCCGCAGGATTAGCGGCCCATAGCACAGTCGATTTTTCAAATAGCCGTAGTTCTTGTAGCTCTTTATATTGTTGGCGATCTTGTTTGCGGATTGTTTGATACCCTATGGAGTGGTGCTTGTAATGGCCATCTAAGTACATTTGTAGCGTATCATTGCCCCTATCGGTATTAGGCATTCGTACCTTAGCAAGCAATCCGTAATTGTCCTCTGTCAGTTCAAATGCCTTTGAAACTGGCATATCTGGGTTATGATATAGTAAATGCCAAATCTCATCTATACCCTGGGGCCCCTGTTCTTTTATCGTCTTTTTGAATGCTCCTTTTACAATTACGTCTCCATCCCTATCGATGTTATCAAAAGCTGCGGCGTATAAAGATACCACGCGGCCATTAGTATCAACATCTTTGACATTGAAATCCAGTGAGTTATTTAATTTTATTGCGTATTGCCTCATGAATCTGCGGGATTTGCAGTTCTCAGCAATTAATGGTTACACACGTAATATACAGCAAATATATAATTTTGGTTTATATTTCTTACTTTTGGTATAAGTTTTTATACAATTAATGGTTACGAAAAAAGGGCCGGATTTTCATCCAGGCCCTTTTACATTTATAGAGAACATTCAAAAATTACCATGGTAATCCGAAATCTGAACGCTTAACCTTGCACATTCTGCCATCTTCATGATGGAATACAATTCCTTCCCAAGGGAGATCAAGCGTTCTTTTGATTCCTTCAAAGTCTCTAAATTGGCAACTACATGTATATTTGCCGTGTTCCATTAATGTATGATATTTCCATCCATCTTTATTCCCATTTATTTTAGGGCCAATTGCTTCAAATGTTGTTCCTGGATAAATACGTTCCCCATTTATTGAGTTAAAATATTCAATAGCCTCAGTAATATACATATCGGCGGAAGTATTGAAAGCAACGGGCACCCATCCTGGCCAATGGCCGGTAATATGGTCTGGTTCAGGTTGAGCTTCAAAGAAATCATCGGGAGGCGTTTTGCCATGTTTTGCATCGTATCGTTTGAACCATTTGCCATCCATAAATAATACCGCTGTGCCATCCCATTTACGGGTTGCTATGCCTTCGCCATTTATAACCCATTCGCATCCTGGCGTTACCTGTTCGGTGGCAAGGAATCTACCTTTATAGCCTTTTATAACACGCTCTATTTCTCCATAAGTAGGAACTTTTGTCCCATATCCTTCATAATCCCTTATGAAGAGTGATGGTATTTTTTTCATCAGATTATTTTTTCGAAATGATAAATTAGCTTGTTTTCTTTATCCTGGATATATCTTGCAGAAATGGATGAGCGCCTACCTTCAATGATCTTAAAGTCATAAGGCTCCATGTAGAATTTCAATATGGGCAAATAAACGCGCTCCTTCCCGTCCAATGGGCCGCCTTGTAGCACAATCACTTGTTGTCCTGGCTTTATGGTATCCGGCATCACAAAGTCAATCGGTTCGGTATCTTCTACCTTTAATTGCAGATCATTCCAATGGGTTTGTTCAGAGGCATGTTTTTCATATCGTGGAAGGCTGTCCGCATATTTGATGCGTACATTGTTATAGTAGAATTTCCTGATGGCGTGATAAATTCTAATCTCTGCGCCATTTTCCAGTATCTTAAAGAAATAATCAAAATCTTCACTTTCATACCTCGCCGGCCTGCCCCGGCTGTCAATGCCCTTTTTACCGTTTACCCATTCGTCACGCTCTTCGTCTGTCAGAATATCCATTTTGTAAGTATATCCTGCCTTGATTAAATCGTCTGCCTTTATCTCCGGCTTTCTTCCTCTTTTTTTTATCATCTTATTTTAATCCGTTAGCGGTTAAATAGTGAGTAATAGTTTCCTCAAAAAAGCCCGCATCCTCCATCCATCCACATATCATATCGGCTTGCAGATCAATAATATTCAGACAATTGTTTTTGTCACCTATTATTGTTTCTAATATCTCTTTTCTATCTATCAATTTCATAATATACAATTTAATCCGCAGTGCTTAAGTATAAACACTGCGGATATTTTAATCATGGACAATAAGGAGGGCAAGGAACACCGCAATCTAGTGCAGACTCGACACCTGATAAGGTATGCACGGTTAAATTCTCGCCATATTCATCAGCCGGGAAAATCACCAGCTTTGCAGAGCCATCTTCATATTTTGCGAAATGGAAGCGTAAGCCAGCAGCATCCGGATGATCGAGCAATAACTGAAGCTTTTCTTTACCAAAGAAAATTGAATGCACCGCTTCCGGATCATTTACCGTCGCCGACTTATGCGCCTCGATCATCTTGAACGCCAATTCAAGCGGGATTAAATTACCTGTGCGAACCGAGAATTTTGAATCAATAGCTATTGTACTCATGTATATGCATCCGCAATATCGTTTGCGGTACGTTTATTTCTTCTTAAAGGCAGTGAAAACGAATCTCAGTAAATATCGGCTTACAAATGGATCAGTTACAAATTCAATCCCTATCATATCGCCTTTATGATTGAAATCAATTCTTGATCCGGCATATAAAGAACTGCGTTTTAATGTTGGTGAATACCATGGTTCCGCAATTCCTCTGAAGTCTACATGATGCACCTTGAATGCTCGAAAGGCATATTTCAAACCAAGAATAAATACCTCTTTTTCATTCCTCCGGCGTGGGACAAGATTTAATCTATCATACTGAATCAAATCATGATTCGTGATTGATTCAATGTCTACAATTGCCTGAACTGAATGTATTCGTGATTGTCCATAGAACCCGAAATCAATGCTCAGTGCCGTTAATGCGTTGTTAAAATCGGTAGCGGGAGTAAGGCTTGTTGCAAATCGTAAATCCTGTGAAAAAACATTGAGTGCTAAAAATGTAAAAATAATTGTAATCGTCTGTTTCATTTTTTATTGTTCTTTTGATTAAATGCTTATATATTATTCTGTTGTTTTGTTCTGGTGATGCATGGTGGTTCGTCAAAAAATGCATATACCTGCCCAGGATATTCATAAGTAATATCGCCATCTATATCTATTACCTTTACCCACTGACAATGAATACATTTATGTATTTTCTGAGAAAAAATATCAGTGTGGGTATATACCCACTCATGTTGTTGTACTGTCTCCATCTGTTTGTGTTTTACGGGTGATGCATGGTGGTTCTTTTTTTAACCGGGCGTTTACTCCCTTGCTTATAGATAACCATATCCCTTTTTTCTTCGGCCCATGTAGGACAATTTTTGCACTTACATATACCATTGCCAAGGCATTCCCACTCATGCTTTGTTGTCTGTCCTTTCTGTGGCATATGATTTAATTTAAATGAACAATAATGCATGCATTTCGCGGCCCTTGTTCATCGTATCCCCATGGAT